ACCGGGCATGGGCTTCGGATGGCTGGATTACGGTAACTGATGGCGAGATTATCGATTTTGCAGAGATTAAAGAGGATATTCTGGAAATCTGTTCGCTGTTTGAAGTTCACGAGCTGGGATACGACCCGCACCAGGCAACAATGCTTGTTACTGAGCTAATGGCGGAGGGTGTTCCGGTCGTTGAAGTTAGGCAATCTGTAGCAAACTTCAGTGAGCCTATGAAAATGCTTGACGCTATGGTAAGGTCTGGTACGTTATATCATAACAATGACCCCGTTATGACTTGGATGATGTCTAATGTGACCGCTCAAGCCAATGCAAAAGACGAGGTTTACCCACGTAAAGAAGTGGATGAAAATAAAATTGATGGGGTAGTAGCTTTGCTTATGGCACTGGGACGATCTCAAAAGGAGCGCGAATTGACAGTTGATTTCAGCAACTTGCTAACGGTGACATTGTAAATGGCGTGGTATAAGTTCGGCTTTGGTCGCGGTGGTGATAGTGTTCATGTTGGCACTCAATCAGCATTGCCAGCTACTAGAACAAAGAATGTAACCTTCGATCAGGCCATGTCTGTCTCCGCTTGCTGGGCGGCTACTCGCCTGCTTGCTGAAACTGTCGCAGCAATGCCTATCCAGTGCTATACGCGAAATATTGAAACGAACGTAAAGTCCCCGCGCACTGATTATGATTTATGGAAGCTACTAAATTACAGCCCCAACCGATACCAGACGCGCACAGAGTTTATCGAGCAATTAATGTTAAATCTAGTCACATGGGGCAATGCCTACATGGTGATAGAGCGCACTTCGCGCCGGATTACTTCATTGCTTCCTTTGCCAGCGTCACAGGTTGAAGTTGATCTTCTCGATGATGGCTCGAAGGTTTACCGCTACACCACAGCTAATGGAAATATCAAGGTTTACGCAGAAGAAACTATTTGGCACGTAAAACTTTTTGGCAATGGCATTGTCGGTCTTTCCACGCTGGGTTATGCGTCCAACACTATTGGAATGGCAATAGATCAATCCAATAGATCAGCGGAACTGTCGGCCAATGGCGGCAAAACGAACGGCGTACTGACAGTTGACCAAGCATTGTCAGACGCTCAGAGAAAACAAATCAAGGAATCTTTTGCAGGCTTGCAATCAGGAAATCAGGCTCAGTTATTTGTTTTAGAGGCTGGATTTAACTACCAGCAAACCAGCCTCAGCCCTGTTGATATGGAGCTGCTAGAATCGCGCCGATTCAGTATTGAAGATATTGCGCGTTTTTATGGTGTGCCCTCTGTTTTGATTAACGATACTGCGAGCGGAACAACATGGGGTAGCGGTATTGAACAGATCAATATGGGGTTTTATAAATTAAACCTAAAGCCCTATCTAGAGCGCATTGAATCAAGCATTAAGCGTCATTTGATGCCGCGATCTGATTGGGAAAGCATAGACATAGAGTTTAATTTTGACTCTCTACTCCGCGCTGACAAATCAACACGACTGGACGCGCAAGCTAAGGCTGTGAACGCCGGACTGCTCAAGCCGAACGAGGGCCGCGCAGAAGAGGGTCTTTCGCCTGCTGAAGGTGGCGATAATATTTATTTAAATGGTACGCTGGTTCCCGCTGGCACTCAGAACAGACAAGTACAGGCAGATACAAATGGAATATAAAGAACTAAGCCTTGGTAAATGCGAGGTCAAAATGGGAGCGGAAAACTCGCTAAAATTTAGCGGGTATGCCTCTGTTTTTGATGGTCTGGATTCATACGGCGACACCATTAAGCCTGGTGCGTATAAAAGAACAATCGCGGATCGTGATCGACCTATCCAGCTGCGCTGGAATCACTACGGACCAGTCATCGGTAAGTTTACTGAGATTTACGAGGACGAGAAAGGGCTTTTTGTTTCCGGTGAGCTAACCAAGGGGCATTCTGTGGCGGAGGACACCGCCGCGCTGCTGAAACATGGTGCCATTAGTGGTATGTCGATTGGCTACGCAGTACGAGACTCAGAACAAGATGGCGTTGTTCGTGTCCTGAAAGAAATTGATCTGTTTGAGATTTCCATTGTTGAGACTCCAGCAGACAATAACGCGCATATTGATAGCATAAAAAGCGCTACAAAATTAAAAGACGTCGAACAGGTTTTACGTCAAAAAGGATTTTCACAAAAAGAAGCTACAGAGATTGTGGTGACGGTGAAAAAGATTCACGGTGAGCGTGAAGAGCAAAAACAGGCTGAAGAAAACGCAGCCGCAAACTTAAAATTTTTAAAAGAATTTACGGAGTCATTATGACAACTGAAAACGAATTCAAGGCCGCGCTCTCCGAGTTACACGGCAAGATCGAAGAAAAAATGCAGACTGTTATGGATCAGTCCGAAGCAAAAGGCGCTGAATATAAAGCCTCAATTGCTGAGCTGGATGCCGCGATTAAATCTCTGAATGATGAGATTGCAGAGCTGGCGCAGAAGTTCGGCACCAGCCCAGACGAGATCGAAGGCAAGGCGTTCGGCGATCAAGTGCTGGAAGCGGCTGGCATTAAGTCTTTCATCGCTGGCGAAACCACTCGCGGTCGCGCTGAAATCAAAAATACCATTGTGAACTCTGGCAATGCTTCTTCACAGCATGACCAGTTGCCTGGTGTTGTGCCTGGTGCGTTCCGTCAGCTTACGGTAATGCCTACGGTAATGCAGGGTTCCGCGTCTTCAAATATCATCTACTACTCAAAAGAGCTGGCATATACCAATGCTGCAGCGGCAACTGATGAAGGCGCATCGAAGCCTGAAAGCACGCTGACTTTTGAAGAAGTGAATGTTGCTGTTAAGACCATCACAACCTATCTTCGAGTGTCTAAGCAAGCGCTGAGTGATTCAACCTTCCTGTCTTCATACATTGAGCGCCGATTACGCCATGGTGTGAACACTGCCGTTGAAAACTATGTTATCAACGATACAACGGATGGCTGGCTGGCGACTGGCAACAATACTACTACCAGCCCTCTGCTGACTGTTGATGTTTATGGCCTGGCTAACAAGATGAAAATGGAAGTTATCGCGGCTGAATACGAGCCTAGCTACTTCTATATGAATCCGAAAGACTGGGGCGATGCAGAAACCACGCGCCGCGCGGCTGGCGACAATGCGTTTATCGCGGCCTCTGGCGCTGTTAGCTACGTCAACAATGGCTTGACCGCTCTGTTATGGGGCTTGCCTGTTGTGCTGTCAAATAACGTTCCAGAAGGAACTATTATTTGTAAGTCCTATGAGGCTGACATGTACGCGAACCGTGAAAGCACGATTGTGGAAATGTTTGAGCAGGACGGCGACAACGTGACTAAGAACCTGGTTACTGTTCGCGCTGAAACTCGCGGCGCTGAGCTGGTGTTTACTCCTGCGGCCATCCGTACCGGTGACATTAGCGGGATCACTGCGAGCTAATCTAAAAGGGGCGGCTAACATAGCGCCCCTGCTTTTGAGGTGAATATGTACACAGCAACAAAAGATTTTAAAGCCTACGCCGTGGGCGATGTTAAAAAAGGGCAGGAAGTGCCTTTCAATAAATGCTGGCTTGATGCTGGAATGATTGTAGAATCAAAACCAGAGCAAAAAAAAGAAATCGAAACAAAGCCGCAGCCTGAAAATAAAATTCAGACTAAGAAAAAGGGCAAGAAGTGAAATATCAAGTTGATGTAATTGCGCCACCTACCACGGAGCCAGTGACGCTTGGCGAGGCAAAAGAGCAATTAAGAATTGAGGCTTCTTTCACTGAAGAAGACAGTCTTATTTCGGCACTTATATCAACAGCCCGCGAATATTGCGAGGCATTTTGCAATCGGTTTTTCACTGAGCAGGATATTATTATCCGTTTTTCTGGCTCTATTCCGGCTGAGTTAATCCTTCCGTTTCGCGGCTTGTCTGTTACTGCTTCTTCATACATTGATGACGACAAAACAGAGCAGCCTTACCCGTTGGCCAAACTTTTTTTAGACCCAAATACAAACACGGTCTATTTTGACGAGCCAAAAAGCGCAAAAAGTTATAATATAACATTAACAACCAGCGCACCTTCTGATTTAAGCAGGGTTAAGGACGCCATAAAAATGATTGTGGCCGATATGTACGAGCACAGAACAGAGCAGACAGGAGGCATTAAGCTGGAAGAAAATAAGGCGGTAAAAGCCCGCTTATATGCTCTGCGTGACGGGCTGGGAATATGATTAAGTACCGACCTGGTGAATTGGATCAGCGTATAACCTTTCAGTCCAAACAAAGATTATCGGACGGTATGGGTGGTGCCGCTGAGTCATGGGTCGATATTGACACTACCCCGACAGTCTGGGCGCACACACGACCAAAGACGGGCAAGGAGTCGTTTGAGGCAGATAGAATCGAGGCAAGCGCCTATATGGTTTTTGTCATTCGAAATCGGTCGGATTTGCTGGAGTCGATGCGGATCGTATGGGATGATATCCCTTATAATATTCGCTCAATAAACCAGAGCAAAAAAACGCGCAATGTATTTAGAGATCGAAGCCGAGCGAGGCGTGGCGCAGTGAGCAAAGAGACAACGATTGTTGGCATTGATGAGATTAACGAATTGCTGGGCGATATTTTGCCACGCCATGCTCGCAATCTGTCACGCTCGTTTATACACGGTATTGCGTCAAGAGTAGCAAGAGAGGCGAAAAAGAAAGCGCCAAAAGACACAGGCAATCTAAAAAAATCAATCAAGGCAAAGCGCAGAAAGTCGCCACCTGGCAAGCCTGTTTCTGACGTAACGGTACGCCGTGATGATAATGTAGATGGCTTTTACTGGCGCTTTGTTGAATACGGCACAGCAGGCAACAATCCCCAGCCAGCAAGGCCGTTTTTAGAACCAGCCAAGCAAGAAGTTGCCGCAAACATCGAAAAAATAGCGGATGAAGTTTTTACACAGAAGCTTGCTGCCGCTGTTAAGCGTGAAAAGAAAAGGCAGGCTAATCAATGAGCGGTTTTAGCGAGGCGGTGCAAACTGCCATTTATCAGAAGCTAACAAGCAATGCTGCTTTAATGGCAGAAATAAAAGGTGCTTATGACAGAGTTCCGGAAGGCAATCAGGATAATGATTTTCCTTTTGTTGTTGTCGGCGATGATTCAGGCTCTAGCTTTGATACTGACACTGAAATTATGATGACGTTTAGCGCAAATATTCATACTTGGTCGCGCTATGGCGGGCGGGCAGAATGCAAAAAGATACAGGGCTTGATTTATGATACCTTGCACAGGCAGAATTTATCATTCACTGGTTTTGATTTTGTAAACATCAATCAGGAAACTGTACAAAGTTTTTTGGATAATGACGGGCGCACAACTCACGGCGTTCAAACTTTTAATTTAATAATCGAAAGGACTTAGAAATGGCTAACATTTCCCGCGACTTGCTAATCAAAAAAGGTGCCACTCGCCTAGCTGGTATTAATTCAAAATCCATTGCTGTGGCAAAGGAGGCGATTGACATTACTACGGACGAAGATAACGGCTTTCGAACTCTGGCAGAAGAAGCCGGAACGAAAACCCTGGATATTTCATTCTCAGGCGTGACAAAAGACGCAGTATTGCGCGGCCTAATTATGACGGGCGGGTCACAGCTTTATACTGACCTGACTATTGAATACCCACCACTAGGAGGCCAAACCACTGGAGACAGTATTTCAGGTGATTTTTACCTGAACGGCCTGACTGAAAACGGCGGCGGATCTGATGGTGCTATTGAATTTGACGGTACTTTGCAATCTTCCGGTGAGTGGACTTTTACGGCGGGTAGCTAATGAGCGTATTTAAAGAAATCACATTAGGTTTCAAGGGCGAAGAGTTTAAAGTACAGCCTGGTCAAGTTATGCGTTTGATTGCTATGGTTGAAGACGTTATCTCTTTGCAGGATTTAATGAACGGCCCGAAGCTATCAAAGCTGGCAGAGGCGTACACCGTTGCGCTTAACTACGCTGGTGCTTCCGCGCAGACCGAAGAAGTTTACGAGTCATTATTCGGTGAGGGCGGCGCTGGCAATGTTCAGGCGTCAATCACCACGCTGATCACAATGATGCTTCCGCCAAGCTCGTACAGTGCAGGCGAAGATCCAAAAAAAAAGTAAGCGAACAAAGCGGCTTGATTAAGTCGCTTTATCAGTCGGCGGTGTCTTTAGGGCTTCCGCCTTCTGAGTTTTGGAGCATGTCTCCCACAGAGTTTTGGTGGTGGCTGGAAGTTAAACGGCCTGACATGTTTAAAAAATCGCAGTTTGATAGACTGCTAAACCTTTTGGATAATGGGTTCTAATGGCTGAATCAGATATTTTTGTTCGTTTTGGTGCTGACATTGGCCCATTAAAAGAAGGTGCCAAAAAAGCAGGCCAGTCTATTTCAGAGGTGGGCGCAAAAGCCCGACAATCTGCAAATGACATTGGAAAATGGGGCGCTGCGGCTGCTGCCGCTGCTGCCACAGCTTCAGTTGCGCTTACAAAATCTGTCGCTGAATCTGCGCGGGAAATTAAAAACCTTTCCGCTGTTGCTGGTATTTCTACAACAGAATTTCAGAAAATGGCGGCAGGGGCAAAAACGGTTGGCATTGAGCAAGAAAAGCTGGCTGATATTTTTAAAGATGTCGATGATAAGGTCGGTGATTTCATGCAGACGGGCGCTGGCCCGCTTGCTGATTTCTTCGAGAATATCGCGCCGAAAGTAGGGCTTGCAAAGGATGCTTTCGCGGGCTTGTCTGGCTCTGAATCCTTGCAAAAATATACGGACGCATTAGAGCAAGCTAATGTTTCTCAGTCTGAAATGACTTTCTATCTTGAAGCCATTTCCAGTGACGCAAAAATGCTCCAGCCATTGCTTGAAAATGGCGGCGAAGGGTTCCGTAAAATGGGCGTCGAGGCTGAAAACTTAGGCGCTGTTTTATCCGGCGCTGACATTGCCCAGCTAGAGAATCTGAATAAAGCCATTGATCAGGGCGAGCTTGCATTGTCCGGCATGGCAAATACAATCGCTGTCGATCTATCCCCTTATCTGGTCGAAATAGGCGAGAAAATATCAGACTTTACTTCTGACACTCAAAAGATGGATGATATAGTTTCATCATCGGTTGAAGGTATAGCGCAGGCGGTCGGAGTAATGGCCAATGCTTGGCGCGGTGTCGAGGTTGGCGCGCAAGGCGCTGAAGTTGCGTTTGATGCAGTAAAGGCCGCAGGACTGGCTGTGTTCTCCTCGCTGGTGGACGGGGTTGATATTGCCCGCGTCACAATTCTATCTAATATCAATGGGATCATTTCAGAATTAAATGCCATTCCTGGTGTTGATATCGCCCAAATAGCACTCGGCGGCGAATCGTCACTGGCGGCGAGCATTCGAGCGCAAGCAGCAGAGGCCAATGCGGCGCTCACTCAGTCCCGCGATGAGTTGCACAATATAATGATGGCTCCTTTGCCATCTGAAGAAATCGAAACCTTTTTAGAATCCGTTAGGATGAAAAACGAGGCTGAGCGATTAGAGTATGTGACCCACAAGCAAAACCTCGCAAGTATAGATGAGCAAGGAAAGGCGGAGGCGCTTTCTAGGGAGCAAACATTCGCAAATGCTATGAACTCCATATCATCCACGTGGACGCACGCCGAGACTGACGCCGTTGCTGGCATGTTTGGCAATCTTTCTACTCTTATGCAGACTGAAAACAAGCGCATGTTTGATATTGGGAAGAAAGCCGCCCAAGCCCAGACCGTTGTCAGCACATACAGCGCCGCTCAAAAAGCCTATGAGTCATTAGCTGGAATTCCCGTTGTTGGCCCAGGGCTTGGTGCCGCTGCTGCCGCTGCCGCTGTTGTTGCGGGTGGTGTCAGACTTCAGGCCATTAATAGCACAAGTTTCGGCGGTTCTAGCTCAGTATCCGCTGGCGGTGCTGCTGCCGCGCCTGCTGCCTCTGCCGCCCCCGCTGCCGCGCCTGAACCTGAAAGGACTGTAAGATTGGAATCATTAGACCCATCATCTTTATTCACTGGCCAAACCGTTACAAACTTAGCGGAACAGCTGGTAGAATTGCAAAATGACGGTTTTAAATTGGTGGTTTGAATGAGTATTTTTATCGGATCGGCGCTTGTTCTAACTGAGCAAGCGGCGGGGGAAATTGAAAAGGACTTCGGGATACTTGCTTATAACAATATTCTGACACCTTCAAATATCACGGCCACTAGCGAAACAATCCAAAATCCAATAACAAACGTCACGAATCCGGCGACCGCTTTTGTGTGGAGCGCTTCGGATGCCTCAACGCAGACAATCACTATTAATTCAGGCGGTAGCGAGGTTGATTACATAGGAATTGCTCGACACAATTTAAACCAGCCAGGGTTGACGGTTGAAGTTCGCTTTAACGGGGTGACTGTATCTCAGCCAGCGCCAGTATCAGCTACACAGGCGATTCTATACGCGCTGAATATTGCCACGCCAACAACGGTCGAAATTGTTATATCAGGCGCTACAGAAGCCCCTAAGATCGGCGTTATCTATGTCGGAAAGTCACTACGGCTACAGCGCAAAATATATGTCGGGCATACTCCGATAACTTACGGACGAAACAGAAAGACAATCAACGGGATGAGTGAAAACGGGCAATATCTAGGGGAAATTGTTGTACGAGAAACAAATAAAACGTCAGTATCTCTAAGCAACTTAACACCAGAATGGTATAGAAATCAGCTTGATCCATTTATTGCTCTCTCACCCCGTCCGCCTTGCTTTTTCGCTTGGCGACCAGAAACCTACGGCGGTGAGGTTGGTTATTGCTGGGTATCTGGCAATCCTCAGCCATCAAATCAGCGCAGCAATGGCATGATGGAATTTAGCATGAATCTAACGGGCATAGCATGACAGAAAAAATTGATTTAATTGAAATTGATTTAGACCGCTGCTCAAATAGTTACGGGCAAGCCCCTTGCTCTGCGTCAATTCCTGCTACGGGTGAAATAAAGTGCTTTAACTGCTGGGCAACTTGTCAGGACAAGAACAATTACAGCAAAGAAATTGTCACGGCCAGATACTCAACATCAAGCGCCAAGATACCTGCTGGCATTGATGCTATTCCAAGTATTGAGTCTATAAATATCCGTCCGGCTAAGCTTGAGCTGGGCGAGTCTATCGGGGTTCGCGCTTCGATTGATATTAAATTTATTGACTCCCGCTATCCAGACACAGGGCCGGAGGGTGATAGATATCTGGCTGACAGGGATTACGATCCGTACCAGCGCGGAACATACTTCGGAAAGTTTCGCGCTCGCTGGCCGTTTATTCAGAATTCAAATATCAGACTGATTCGCGGCGACACTTCGCAGTCAATCGCGCAAATGGAAACAAGGCACTTTATTATTGATTCCGTTGCTGGTCCTTCAACGTCCGGCACTTTCAACATTAAATGCAAAGACGCCCTACAGTTGGCTGACGGTAAAAAAGCACAAGCGCCGCTCATTTCAAATGGCGCGCTACTATCTGCAATTGTAGCGGGCGACACTTCCGCAACACTAACCCCGCCCGGTATTGGAGACATTGAATACCCAACATCCGGCATTGCTCAGATAGGAGGCGAGGAGGTTGTCAGTTTTACACGTTCGGGCGATAACCTGACAATCACTCGCGGCCAGTACAACACAACAGCAAAAGACCATGATGCAGACTCTCGGTTCCAGGTCTGCTTGCAATATAGTCCTCAGTCTGTCACGTCAATCATTGAAGACCTGTTGATTAATTATGCTAACGTGCCCACTGAATTCATCCCCTCAGCTGACTGGGCGGACGAGGATTCGGTTTATATTGGTCGTAACTATTCTTCACTAATCGCAGAGCCTACCGAAGTCAATAAGTTGATTAATGAGCTTTTAGAGCAAACCGCGAGCACTGTTTGGTGGGATGATATAAATAAGCTTCTAAAATTTAGGGTTCTTCGCGCTGTTGATTCCGGCGCGCAGCTTTACGATGACAACGTGTTAAAAGCTGACTCGTTTAATTCAAAAGATCAGCCAGATAAGCGAGTTTCTCAGGTTTGGACGTATTACGGGCAGATAAACCCTTTGGAAAAACTGGACGAGCAAAAAAACTACGCAACAACACTCGCCACGATATCTCCTGAATCTGAATTGAACTTTAACGGCGTGCCAAGCATCAAGCGCATTTTTTTCGCGCTGGATAACAGATACAGG